GGAATATCCGCTTTTGGAATCATCGTAAATTGATGAATATCTACCGATTTATTGCGATGCATGTGTGCAAGCTCCAGAGTTGTTGGGTGAGATTTGTTACCAAATCTCTACCCTTAGTTTAAATACTTATTCTTTTACCGCAACATCTTGTGCCCTAGAGATTACCCTAGGTACTCCGCCATCAGCGGGTAAGAATGTTCCGGTGTTATCACAGAATGTTCCGAGTTCATATAAGTCATAGTCCTCGGGGTGTGCATACATTTCAGAGTCTTTACGATTTACTTCATCAGTAAATGAACGAATTGCAGCACCAATAGTAGGTACAGTAAATGGACGATTGTAAGCATCGATTGCGCGATCTTTAACAGCGCAGAGAGAATGTACAGTCATGAGGATTTCCTTTAAGTGAGGTTACGTTTAAGAAGTAATAGTCTTGATTCTAAGATTTGTCGCTTCGCATCCAATCTTTTAGGATCTTGATTATCAGGATTTAGTTTAGCATTAATTTCACGTTTGTAAAGTAATTCATCGTATTCATACGGATTTGATTTTTTATACATTTTGTCATAAGCCTTGGGAGGTTTCATTTTTTTTCCACGAACTATCACATAGTCGTGGGGATATACATCACTTTTAAACTTTTTATACCATTCCGCACCGATTCCCGGTTTTAATGACATTTTATTGAATTCAGGTACTCTTTTAACAATTTCGCCTGTTTCGTCATTAATTTCTTCATAGTGTTCATGAGCCTTTTTTCCGGTTATTTTTTTCATAATATATCTCGCAACATACGCAGCTGACTCGAAGTTAACATCTCCAACGGAGGAATAACCAAATGGCCAAAGCTTTTCAAGGTTTTCGGATCTATATAACTTAGAACCAGCGGGAGTCCTTTTCCATAATTTTTTATCATGAAAGTCGTGGCCGAAGATACAGGCGTGGAAGTGAGGTCTGCCGAAATTTTCGCCATATTCTCCAGCCATGTAATAGCGGATTTTTGTAGCTCCAAGTTGTTTTCGTAATCTTTTAATGAATTTTTGGAAATCTGGATAAGCCAGTGACCTATCGCTTGGGAGATGTGTATCGTCATAAGTGAGGGTTATAAAGCAGTTTTCGGAATGGGATTGGGCTTCATGCATACAACGCATGGCCCATTGTCTTGATCGTTCGAGTCTACACCCTACACATTGCCCACAAGGCAATGATAGGGAACGAACGATGTCGTGTTTTCGAACTTCATCGAAAACGATTGATTTGTCAAAGCATTGATATGCTTTGAGAGGATTAACACAGGACATGTGAGGTGTCCGGGGACTTTATTAGAGTCTCCAGCCTCCACGTTGTGGGGCTTTTTGCATGTTTGCAGACTTAGTATGCTTCGCATGATGACGGAACTTACGTGCCGATTTGTATTTATTAACAGCCTTACGGTGTAATGTACGCATTTTTTAGTCCTTGGTTAATTTAGTTTTTGTGGTTTGGTGTCACCTAGCACAGTTACATCTAGTAGGGTAACTGTGCGCGGCTTACGCCGCCCCCTCCGGGGTAGTATTTTTAGCCTCTACAGGAGGCACATCGTTGAGTTGGATAATAGGCTCTACTAAGCCTAATTTTTCCGCTTCTGAGCGGTTTTGATCATCATTAAGGAACTCAATAAGGTTAGCTGGTTCATTGTCGAACCGAGCACGTAATGTAGCTGGCAGATTCATGAATTCTTCATCTGCAGCGATAACACGGTCTAAAGCCGTTTTGTAATCAGATATGCCGCTAAAGTCGCCATATCGTGGTGATAATGTTGAATCCGGTAATTGACCGGTAATATTGAATTGACGAAGGATATTATTAATATCACATTCGTCTTTGAATTGCTGCTGAGCCAGAGTTGCATCCTCACAATGCAACCCTGACTCATTTGACGCAGCAAACGTATCATAATTATAAGGGGTACGTAGAAATGGAGCTTTAATTGCCATTTTATTTTCCTAAAGGTTTAGAAAAGAGTTGATAAGAGCCAGAAGGCTTGCTGAAAAGATTACTAACATGGCCATAAGCACTAGAGCCAATACTTTTAATATCTCTATACCAATAAGGATCAGCAGAAGGAGCAACACGTTCT